GGTAATATTAACCAGGGGAATAGTGGTGTTGCAATAGGTAGTCAAGCAGGTGAAACTAATCAAGACACTCACGGTATTGCTGTTGGTAAGTGGGCAGGCCGAACTGATCAAGCAAACGAAGCAATTGCAATTGGATACCAAGCAGGCTATACTGGTCAAGGTGCTCACGCAATAGCAATTGGTCAAGAAGCAGGTAAAACTAGCCAAGCCGCACAGTCAATTGTACTTAACGCAACTGGTAACATATTAAACAACATCCAAGAAGATAGTTTTGTAGTTAAACCAATTAGAAGTGCAGTTGGTACAACCATACTTGGTTATGATGCTGGAACAGGCGAGATTACACACAATGCGTCAATACCATATCCTGCAAACGCAGGAGTAGTATGGGACGGCAGTACGCCTTCAACAGTAGATGTTGCGCTAGATAGATTAGCATCATATACACAAGATTTTGCAGTAAGCACAGATGCACATTGGGCCGATCCTAATCCTGCAGATATAACTGATGCAATAAATAGACTTGCTGCTGCAATATATGCGCTTAACGGTAATACAGGAATTTAATTATGAAACATTTTGTATATATAGTAATGGAAAAAAATAATAGTTTAAACGAAAGTTTAGATGAAAGTATTTTCCCAGGTAGCGAATTATACGAAACTGCACAGGGTGCAAGTGTATATCAAATTCCATTGCCAAGACAATTAACAAACGAAGAAGCAGACGAGTATGCACACAACCTAGCAAACTATATGTTTGAATGTGGATGTGACGACTTTGATATTGAATTTCCCGTTGATGAAGAAGTTGTAGAAGAAATTACTCTAGATGGCAATGACTTCTATGAAGAATTTGGTGACATGTGGTTTAACGAAGATGACGAGCTAGACGAAGCAGAATATCAAGGCCGTAAAGTTTCGCTAGGTAAACCTATGCAAGGCGATGTTAAGAAGTTTAAAGTATACGTAAAGAATCCTAAGGGCAACATAGTTAAAGTTAACTTTGGTGATCCTAATATGCGTATTAAGAAATCAAACCCAGCACGTAGAAGAAGTTTCCGTGCTAGACATAATTGCGATAATCCTGGGCCACGTACATCTGCGAGATATTGGAGTTGTAGGGCTTGGTAATGCATTACACTATCTATAAAATAACTAACCATATAAATGGAAAATATTACATTAGTAGACACGCTACTAAAAATGTAAATGATTCCTATATGGGTATAGGTATTAAAAATGCCATCAATAAGTATGGCGTTGAAAACTTTACTAAAGAGATTATTGCAACAGCAGATGTTGTAGGAGAATAACATGAAAATATTTGAAGTGACTGAGATAGATCAAAAAGACGATAAAGACCTAGGTTATGATCTAGTCGATGACACTAGTGTTTGGATGCGTAATGATCCACAGTTTTATCGCAAAGAACTTTTTCCTGTAATGAGTCGTATTGCTGATCTACACCGTGCAGGCAAAGACATTGATCGTAAAAAGCATTTAGGTCCAGTAGTTGAAAAAGGTATTAATCGCTACTGTGCAGAATATGATCTAGGACATTCACCAGAGGATGTGTTTAGTCAAGCAGACAGAGATGCACTACTTGACAAACTATTTGGTGAAGGTATAGACGAAATTAAACAAGGTGACTACAAATGAGATTAAGAGAAATATTTGAAGCACCCGAAACAACTGCGGTAATGGCATTTGGTCGTATGAACCCACCTACTATCGGGCATGCTAAACTAGTAGATACGGTTGTATCACAAGGTGGTGATCCTTATATTTTTTTAAGCCAGAGTCAAAAGCCTAAAACAGATCCACTAGCATTTGAGGATAAACTACGCTATGCAAAGTTTTTCTTTCCAGAGGTTACAATTGGTAATCCTGAAGTTAAAACTATTATACAAGCACTACAAAAAATTGACGCACTAGGTTATGATAATTTAATCTATGTTGCAGGTAGCGATCGTGTTGCAAGTTTTGAAAAACTATTAAACGATTACAACGGTAAAGAATATAATTTTAAATCAATTAAAGTAGTAAGTGCAGGCGAACGTGATCCAGATGCAGATGGTGCCGAGGGCATGAGTGCAAGTAAGATGCGAGCTGCGGCTGCTGAAGGTGATTTAGAATCATTTAAACAAGGTGTGCCACAACAAGAAGTTGCAGATGAAATGTATGCTGCTGTTAGACAAGGTATGGGTATTAGAGATGCAGTACCAGCGGAAGGTGTGGTCAAGAAGTAATGGATTTAGATACCCTTAAAAAACTTGCCGGCATCAACGAGTTCAAAGGGCTAACTCCATACGGTGGCAGTAACATAAGTATTACTGGAACCGAAAAAGCTGAGATACAACGCAAAGAAAATATACGCCCAGGTGATAAAGAATGGTTTCAACTTTGGTTCTCCAAACCCTACCTAACAGGTGAGCAATTTAGAGGACGCAAGAAATGAGATTACGTGAAATATTTGAAGATGGCAGAATTGTAAAAGGTGTTAACACTACTGTAGATGTAGGCTCTGGTGAAATCAAAACTCAAGCAGCTAAGTTTGGCAACACCGTAGACAAAGACGGACGTCCGCCTACACTAAGCAAAAAGGTAAAAGGCAAGTCAACTAATGTGCTATTTAATCTAGGACTTAGTGAAAGTCGTATAAGACAACTAGAAGCGTCTTATGAAGGTAACATAGGTATAATGGAGTTGATGAAATTTTTCTCAACTGCGCCTAGTGATTTAGTTACACAAGTTAAACAACTGATTAAGCAAAAGAAAGACAAAGAAGTTTGGAAAATTGTACAACAATATACAGGTACTAAACTTAAAGGCAAAGAATTTGATGTAGAGGAAGGATGGAAAGATTGGGTAGCAGGAGCTACACTAGGAGCTGCCACCTTAGGCGCCAATGCTGGCAACATTGTCCAACAACCTGTTGAGAAAGGTGATACTGTTTATTCTATTGCTAGACAAAATGATACTACTCCAGCAGTACTATACAAGCTAAATGGGTTTGATCAAAATACCAAACTGCAATTAGGTCAAATGGTAAAAGTTCCGGATACTGCTGAAGAAGAAACCCCACAGGCCAAAAAGCCTCAAGTTAAAAAAGATGAACCTATTACGATCAATGCACACGAAAAGTTTTTAATTAAAACTGCTACCGCTGCTGGAATTAAAGGTACAGAACTTGCTGCATTCTTATCGCAAGTTGCTCATGAAAGTCACGACTTTAAGAGCATGGTAGAATATGGTGGCAGTTTAGACTTCCGCAAGTATGATCCTAAGTATGCTCCTAGGAAAGCCAAAATATTAGGTAATACTAAAGCAGGTGATGGCGCAAAGTACAAAGGTCGCGGATACATTCAAATCACCGGCAGATATAACTACGGTATTGCCGGAAACGCAATTGGCATAGATCTAGTGAATAATCCTAAGCTAGCAGAAAAACCGTCTGTTGCTGCAAAAATTGCTATTTGGTACTGGAAACTTAGAGTACAACCGAATGTTGATGACTTTAGTAATGTTAGAGATGTTACTAAGCCTATTAATCCGGGCTTGCGCGGTCTAGAAGATCGTGAAAGTAACTTTGACGATTATAAAACAATGGTAGCAAGTTTATGAAAATACATGAAATTTTGGCCGAATCGCCGACTGCGTTATCGCAATGGAAAAATGATGAACCAGTTGACTATGTAAAACATCTTACAAAGTTCTTTGGAGCACCAGACGAGTTAACTTTTAAAAGAGCTGTTTGGTATAACAAGGATGGATTTAAAAGAGTTGTGGTATTAGATGAATTTATATTACACACATCTCCATCGCCACATTACGATTATGTTTATTCATATGTTGACATGAAAGTGCCTCATAATCTAACAGATGATCTAGCAAGAAGTAGTGAAAGCATTTTAGTAGATCACCTCAAAGGTGAAGTAGGCGGACGCTGTGCTACATTGACTGCCAATGCAGTAACAATACAATATGTTATTGATGTAGTAGAAGGCAACGTTGAGCCGTCAAAACTAGAATACGAAAACCGTATTAACTCTATGCACGACATGTTTGATGCTGGAGAACAGTTTGAATTAGACTGGTGGCCCGACAGCACTGATGATGCATCTCCTGATAACGAATACTATGCAGAAGCGGCACACAATGAAAACTTTGCAGATGGCAAGAAGCCAGGACGTAAGGGATTGGCCAAGCGTAGTGGTGTAAATACTAAAGCAAGTGTTAGCAGTTTAAGAAAGACTGCTAAGAACAGCAGTGGCGAAAAGCAAAAGATGGCACATTGGCTTGCTAATATGAAAGCTGGCAGGGCTAAAAAGAAATGAAAATATCAGATATCGTAAATGAAACAACAACAGCAGGCGCTACAAGTGCAGGTGCTATAGCAACAGTTGCTAACCCTCCTGCCGCACGTCAGAAGATTAAAACTGGTAAAAATGGTACTCCAGAAGCTCCACAAAAGAAAAATGCAGACGGTACTGCTAAAAATGCACTTGAGCTATCAAACAATTTAATGGGTGGCTCGACCATCAAACGATAAATATACATAATAAGTATTCTGGAGATTACAATGATAAAACAAGTTAAAGAAGCTGATAAGACTATGAGCCGTGCTGCTAAGGGCCATGAGAAGTATGGCAAAGAAGGCATGCAAGCACTAGCTAAAGCTGGTAAAGAAGGTAAAAGTCTTGATCCTATTAGAAAAAAATACGACAAGTATTCCGAAGAAGTCAAAGAAGGCTCGGATTGGGAAACAACCCACGATCAGTTTACTACTGTGGGCAATAGAGCAACTCCTGAGCAGATAAACAAAATTACCAGTGCTTTAGATGGTGTGGCGGAACACAAAGGTGTGAAACACAAGTATCAAATGACACATTCAGATGGTTCAAAGATGAAGTTTACTGCTAAGGATGATGCTGATGCCAGACGTCAAGCTAAAGAGCACGATGCTAAAAGTGTTAGTAAGTTTAAAGGCGGCGCATATACTGATAAAGTGGCAGAAGGCGGATTTTTTGATCCAGATCGACCCAATATCGGTGATGTAGTTAAACATAAACATAGTGGCGCCATGGGTCGAGTTAAAAAGATAGGAACACAAGGTGACACTACTACGGTGTATTTCAAAGATGCCAAAACAGGCGCAATGAATTATGGTGAATGGAAGAAGCACGTGTTTCCAATTAAACAGCAAGGTGTGGCGGAAGGTTCGTTTGGTAGTGGATTCAACGGTCCGTTCACCGCAGTGGTCAACACTGGTGAGCGTCCTAAATCAAGAACCAAAACTAAAAAATTCCGTCGTGAGGATGATGCCATACTCTGGAGCGAAGACTGGTTAGAAGACTTTCCGCAGTATGTGTATGCCACTATTGAAGTCAAAGACTCAACCGATAATGTAGTTTGGCAAAGCAATGACGAGCAAGGTGTAGTGGGGGGCAGAAATACAAATAACCCAGTTGATGACATGGTAGAAGATTATTTAGATTGGCTTGATGCAAGGCACATGCTTACAAAAAGCCGAGAAGAAGAAAAAGCGCAAATTATGTCTGATTTAAAAAGCGGAATTTTACATCCCGACGAAATAGACTATGCAATGTCTGGTGGGCAAGGTGTAGCGGAGGGTGACCAAAGCGACTCAGCTCGCAATCGCCGTGCAAAAGAAGCACACGAACAGAACCTTGATGCAGCTCACAAGGAATTAAGACAGCGTGATGCTGAAGGTGAGGACATGAGTCAATATCGTGTCAATCCCCGCACATACAAGATCGAGAAGAAGGCAGTTGCTGACAAGAAAAAGAAAACAGTTAAAGAAGGCCTAGGCGATTTAGCAAGTGCAGCAGAGCGTGATCACGAAGTGCAAATGGCTCGTGCTGATCTATATAAACTAGCAAAGTACGCTATTAAATTACACGATATGCTTAAAACAGTATCTGAAGCAGAAGGCATCGAAGGATGGCAGCAGGCAAAGATTACTAAAGCAGCAGACTATATCAGTAGTGTATATCATGCACTAGATTATGATATGAAGTTTGCAGAATCAAACTCAACAGCAAACGTTCTAACTAGAGCAAAAGATGTAGTTGAATCAAACTACACAGCAAAACTTGCAGAACGTGTTTACAAAACTTTAAAAAAAAGAACTAATGTAACATGTAGCGAATGCGGAAATCCTAGTTATACTACGCTAGACGAAGAAAAACAAAAAGGTGTTGACGGCAAGGTATGCTGGAAGGGCTACAAGCGTATGGGCACTAAACAAAAGGACGGCAAGACTGTAGACAACTGCGTTAAGATGTAGTATGGAAGACAGTGCCGAAGATTTTGTTTGGCAGACTATTGACCCAGATTTAATTTGGGTAATGGACAAACTAATTGTAAGTAGAAAAATGCGATATAACTGTGGACCAGTGGGTCTTGATGTTCCGCATCCGGGCTTTTATATCGTGCGCCCTTGTGTTAATATGCTGGGACTAGGCCTGGGTGCAGAAAAAATGTGGCTTGAGAAAGACACTTGCAATTTGCCCTACGGTTACTTCTGGTGTGAGTGGTTTGAAGGTAGACATCTCAGCATAGACTACTTTTACGGTACACAAGAATTATGTGTAGAAGGTCGAAAGAGTGATGATACATTTACTCATTGGGACGAATGGTTTCGAACAGATGACATAGTAGAGTTTCCTAAAATGCTACACAATATATCATATCCGCACAAATGGATCAACTGTGAGTTCATAGGTGGCAAACTGATTGAAGTACATCTTAGACGTAACGAAGACTTCGACGAATACACTGAACATTTTATCCCAGTCTGGGAAGGCGAAGACACAACACCGCCCGACGGATACACATATCGTGAATATCCAGATGTCCACGGCAGAATTGGCGCTTTTATAAAATAAACACTTGACAACGCCTAAATAATCCTGTATACTTAACAAGTAATAACATTTATTTAGGAGTAATCTATGAGTGATCGTACCTATGGTGCAGAAGAAAAAGCAAAACTTGAGCGTCTTGTTCAAGAAGGCGTAACAGTGCTACAAGAAATTGAAGACTTACAAGAAGGTCTTAAAGATACTGTTAAAGCAGTAGCAGAAGAACTAAACATCAAACCAGCATTAATTAATAAAGCAATTAAAGTTGCACAGAAACGTGACTGGGAAAAGCATGCAGACTATTTTGAAGACCTTGAAACACTTGTTGCTACAGTCGGTGTTGACAAGTAATGCAACAAATAAAAGAATTTTGGGTAGCTAGTTATACCAGTGACAAAACTGCGTTCTATTTTGAACTTGTAAGTTTTATCTTTACTGTAGGTGCAAGTTTAACTCTTGCGGTTAATGCTAAAGATCCTAATATGATGATGGTATACCCAGGATTCTTTGTTGGTAGTATTACTCAATGCTATGCAGCAGTACGTAGAGGTGCAGCGTGGGTGATGCTACTAACAGGGTACTTTGCAATAGTTAACATATTTGGATACGGAGTAGCAGCAACATGGTGGTAAAGCCTTACCAGTGGCTGGCTTGGGTAAGCACTGTAATCGTATTGATTGCAGCTTGCCTTGCCAGTTTTGTACCTGAACTATATCTACATCATTACTTCTTTATTGTAGGTAATGCACTATGGATTGTAGTCGGATACTTATGGAAAGAAAATTCACTCCTATGGTTTAATATAGGCTTAACTGCTATATATGTTATAGGCTTAATATTATAAGAGTCGTTCACTTTAAGAACAGGTTTAAGGTTAGTTGGCCACAAGCAACAGGAGGCATTTAATTGAGTTATGTAGACGCATTTTTCGACCGTGATCATGATCTGATCAAGATAGTTGAACGAAAAGACGGAGCTAGAATATTCCGTGAACAACCTGTAAAATATACATTTTACTATAAGGATCAAAAGGGCAAGTACAAGAGCGTGTACGGTGATCCGTTGAGTCGTATTGTATCTAAGAATACAAAAGACTTCCGCAAGGAAATTGCAATCAATCGAGACAAAACGCTGTTTGAAAGCGACATTAATCCAATCTTTCAGTGTCTAAGTGAAAACTACCTTAACCAAGACGCACCTAAACTAAATATTGCATTTTTCGACATTGAGACAGACTTTGACCCAGAGCGCGGCTTTGCAGATCCTAGCGATCCGTTTATGGGCATTACGTCTATCTCCGTTTATTTGCAGTGGCTAGAAACAATGGTGTGTTTAGCAGTGCCCCCTAAAACACTTACAATGGAAGCTGCGACTGAGTTGCTTAAAGATATTCCTAACGTAATGCTGTTTGCTAAAGAAAAGGACATGTTAGACACGTTCTTAACAATTATTGAAGACAGCGACGTAATAAGTGGTTGGAACAGCGAAGGCTATGATATTCCCTACACTGTCAATCGTGTAGCTCGTGTATTAAGTAAAGATGACACAAGACGGTTTTGCTTGTGGGGTCAGTTGCCTAAGAAGCGCATTTACGAAAAGTTTGGTAAAGAAAGCGAAACATATGACTTGATTGGTCGTGTACACTTGGACAGTTTAAACTTGTATCGTAAGTATACCTATGAAGAACGCCACAGCTATCGACTAGATGCTATTGGTGAAATTGAAGTAGGTGAAAACAAGACAGCATACGAAGGTACATTGGATCAACTTTATAACAATGACTTTAAAAAGTTTATTGAATATAACATTCAAGATACTGCGCTGCTGGACAAGCTGGATAGGAAACTGCGCTTTATTGAATTAAGCAATACTATTGCACACGAGAATACAGTTCTTATTCAGACTACTATGGGCGCTGTTGCTGTTACTGAACAAGGCATTATTAACGAGGCGCACAATCGTGGACTTCAAGTTCCTAATCGTAAGAATATAGATGACGAAGAAAACACACAGGCCGCTGGTGCATATGTTGCGTTCCCTAAGAAGGGCTTGCACAAGTGGATTGGGTCAATGGACTTGAACTCACTGTACCCTTCAGTGATTCGTGCGTTAAATATGGCTCCAGAAACTCTTGTAGGACAAATTCGTCCAGACATATCAGAAGCTCGTGTAGCAGAAGACATGGGTCTTAAGAAACAGAGCTTCGCCGGTAGTTGGGAAGGTCGCTTTGCAACAGAAGAATACGATGCTGTTATGGCCAAACGTAAAGATGTTGCACTTACTATTGAGTTTGAAAACGGCCAGTCTGAAGTAATGAGCGGAGCAGAGATTTACAAACTAGTATTTGACAGTAATAATCCATGGATGCTTAGTAGCAATGGTACAATCTTTACACAAGAGTTTGAAGGTGTTATTCCAGGTATTCTAAAGCGTTGGTATGGTGAACGTAAAGAGTTACAAGCAAAGCTGAAGAAAGCTAAGGATGCAGGTAATAAGGCAGAGATTGAGTATTGGGATAAACGTCAGCTAGTTAAGAAGATTTTGCTTAACAGTTTGTATGGTGCTATTCTTAACCCTGGTTGCCGCTTCTTTGATAAGCGTATTGGACAGTCAACTACACTTACTGGTCGTACTATTGTTAAGCATATGAGTGCAGAAGTTAATAAAGTTATTACTGGAGTTTACGATCACGTTGGTGATGCTGTTATCTATGGTGATAGCGTTACCGGTGATTCGATGATTAACACATCAAATGGCATGATTGCAATTGAAGATTTGTTTGATGCAGTTGAGGATAAAGTATTACATCCTAGTGGAAAGGAATATGCAATGTTTAACGACTCGGACATTACAACACTTGGATTCCATGCATTAAATGATAAAATTACTATTTCTAAAATGAACTATGTTATGCGTCATAAAACTTCTAAGCAATTATACAAGGTAACAATGGAAGACGGAACGTCGGTTACAGTAACAGAAGATCACAGTTTAATGATAGACCGAGATGGGTTCTTACTGGAAATAAAGGCAACAGATTTACAAGAAAATGATTTAGTTATTACTCTTGCTAAGTAGGGTTTTTTGACTATGATGTTAAATAAGTATAGCAAGCATACAACGATAGGAGTATCACCATAGTCATGCCAAAATGTATAGAGTGCGGCACAGTCGCAAAAAGATTACAGTGGACACATTTTTTTTATAAATGTACTGGAAAGTTTAAGAACGGTAAAGAATACAAAATCGCATATCCCCATGCTAAACTAGTAGACGATGAGTTTGCTAAGTCAACAGCCTGCACACTGGTTAATATGCAAAAGAAATACGGAACAGTGCAGGGTCAAGCTGCATGGGATGATTATAAAAGAAAACAAGCGTATTCTAATACGCTGCAATACAAACAAGAGAAACATGGATGGACCGAAGCCGACTTTGATGAATATAATAAATCAAGAGCTGTTACATTAAAAAACTTAATAGAACGGCACGGTGAAGTGACAGGTGCTATTAAATGGCAATCATATTGCGATAGACAGGCATACACAAACACAAAGGAATATTTCATAGAAAAGTTTGGTACTACAACTGGTACAGACATGTACAATGAAGTGTGTAGAATAAAGTCACACTCACTAGATGTAGTAATGGAAAGAAACAACTGTGATGAAGCAGTAGCACTAGATATAATTGCTAATTATAAACAGTCAGAAAAATATTCAAGTAATTTAGAAAAGCAGTTTGCTGATGAAATAATGTCTGCACTGGAAGAAGAATTGCGCTATTATTACAAAACGAAACAATATTGCATTTGGGCAAATGACAAGCCGAACTTTTATGACATTGTACACAATGACAAAGCAATAGAATTTAATGGCGACTACTGGCATTGCAATCCTAACAAATACGCTGAAAACTGGTATCATCCACAATCTGAGTTATTAGCAAGACACGTATGGGAAAAAGATGCAAAGAAGATTCAAGCATTAAAAGATAAGCGTAACATAGACACACTAATCATATGGGAGTCAGAGTATTTGGCTGATCCTAAAACAATAATTCAAAGGTGCATAACATGGCTGAAGTAATAAGACAACGAGTAGCAAGCGTAGAAAAGATACCAAACACAGGCGACCAGTACGTATATGATATAAGCATTGCCGAAGACGATCCGTTTTTCTTTGCAAATGGACATTTGGTTCATAACACAGATTCGGTCTACTTTAGTGCTTGGCCTACTTTAAAAGATGATATTAAGGCAGGCAATATTCCTTGGACTAAAGAGAATGTTATTACACTTTACGATCAAGTATCAGAAGCAGCTAATATAACCTTCCCAGATATGATGGCAAAATCATTCCATTGCCCAAAGAGTCGAAGTGTTGTTATTGCAGCAGGTCGTGAAATTGTTGCAGAAAGCGGATTGTTTATTACTAAGAAGCGTTATGCAGCTCTAGTAATTGATACAGAAGGTTTCCGCAGTGACGTAGACGGTAAAGCTGGTAAAGTAAAAGCCATGGGCTTAGACTTACGTAGAAGTGATACTCCTGTGTTTATGCAAGAGTTTTTAAGCGAGCTGTTGCTTATGGTACTTACAGATAAGCCGCAAACTGATGTGCTAGAACGTATTACTCAATTTCGTTTAGCATTTAGTGAACGGCCAGGTTGGGAGAAAGGTAGTCCGAAACGTGCAAACAAAGTTGGACATTATCGTCGCTTAGAAGAAAAAGCCGGCAAGGCTAATATGCCTGGACACGTTAGGGCAAGTATTAACTGGAATACACTCAAGCGTATGAATGGTGACAAATACTCGCAGGAGATTGTTGATGGTATGAAAGTTATTGTTTGTAAGCTCAAGCAGAATCCATTAGGGTACACTAGTGTTGCTTATCCGACAGACGAGCTGCGTATGCCTGAATGGTTTAAAGAACTTCCGTTTGATGATGCAGCAATGGCAGAAACAATTATTGATAATAAGTTAGATAATTTGATCGGTGTGCTTAACTATCCATTAGAGGATACTAAGCGTCATAACACGTTCAATAGTTTGTTTGACTTTGGAGACTAAAATGAAAATAAAATTAGAAATAGAAATTGATACCGAGAGCGATCAGGACCTAAATACTATTGAAGAGCTAATCGAAATGTTAAAAGGACTAGTGGAGCAGATGCAATGAAGGTAGGTTTCACCGCATCAACTTTTGATTTACTTCACGCCGGGCATGTACAAATGTTACGTGAAGCAAAAGAACAGTGCGATTATTTGATCTGCGGATTACAAGTGGATCCTAGCGTTGATCGTCTAGATAAAAATTCCCCTATACAGACTATTGTCGAGCGCTATACGCAACTTAAAGCAGTAGGATATGTAAATGAAATTATTCCTTATGGCACCGAACAAGACCTAGAAGATATCTTGACAATGTATCATATTCATGTTAGAATATTAGGAGAGGAGTATAGAGATAAGGATTTTACTGGTAAAGATATTTGCCGTAAAAGAGATATTGAATTATACTTTAATAAACGAGATCATCGTTTTAGTTCAAGTGATTTAAGAAAGAGAGTAGCTGATCGTGGGTAATAAGTTTATATTTGATGTTGACGGAACATTAACGCCAAGTCGCAGTGGTATGAATAGTGAGTTTCAAGGATACTTTATAGACTTTTGTTATGCAAACGAAGTTTATCTAGTTACAGGTAGCGACTATGCTAAAACATTAGAACAGGTTGGACCTGATGTTTGTGATGCTGTGATGAGGATTTATAACTGTAACGGCAATGATGTTTGGGAGAAAGGTGTGAATATTCATACTAATGATTGGACACTTCCCGAAGATGCACACGAATGGTTATCTAATAAGCTAACCGAAAGTACCTATTGTACTCGTACAGGATTACACTTCGAACATCGCCCTGGGCTTGTTAACTTTAGCATAGTTGGACGTAGCGCTGACAAAGAACAACGAGCAGATTACGTTATATATGATGTTCTATTCGACGAACGTAATATTATTGCTCAAGAGTTTAATGGATTATTTCCTACACTACAAGCAACGGTAGGAGGCGAAACTGGTATTGATATTGCTCCACTAGGTGCGGACAAAGCACAAATTGTTGAGGACTTTGAAGTTGAAGATAAACTTTACTTCTTTGGTGATAGAATGGATCCTGCTGGTAATGATTATCCGCTGTCGTTAGAAGTAGACGTAGCAAAGCCTGTAAAACGCTGGCAAGAAACATTTGAACTGTTACAATATTTTCAAGAAGCAAAGGTAGCAGCGAAATGAAAATTTTGCTAACGGGTCACAGGGGCTTTATAGGTACTGCATTACTTGCACGATTAACAAATAACAATGATGTAGAAGTTATACACTGTATAGACTTGCAAGCAGGTACCAACTTGCTTACTTGTGACTTTCCGAATCATGTCGATCTTGTAATACATCTAGCAGGAAAAAGCGGTGTTCGTGAAAGCCTGAATGACCCGGGTGCTTATTGGTTAAACAATGTAGAAGCAAGCCGTAGACTGTTTGAACGCTATAGTAACGCTCGCATATTGTATGCAAGCTCAAGCAGTGCGTACGAGCCCGATTTGAACCCTTATGCAGCATCTAAGTACATACTGGAAAAATTAGCAACACGGTATACTGATACTTTAGGTATGCGATTCCACACTGTGTATTCCGACTTACCTAGAAAGAACATGTTCTTTGATAAACTATTTAATGGTACATTAGAATACGTAACTCAACACCACAGAGATTTTGTACACATTAACGATATTTGCGATGCAATTGAAATACTGATTAAAAAGACGCACGTTAATGGTATAATAGATATTGGTTCAGGTGATCCAATTAGAGTTCAGGACTTGGCTCCTGGCTTGCCTATCCGCCTAAATACTCCACATGAAAGAACATTTACATGTGCAAATTTAGAAAAAATGAAAGCCTTAGGATATAAACCTAAATATATGATAAAAGAGTTCTTGACAAACAAAGAATTAGGCACTATAATAAAACTTAACACAGGAGAAATCGCATGAAAGATATTTTACAAGACGTAGTAGCACATACACACGCACTAGGGTTTTTATCATTAGTTAAAGTAACTGCTGATACTACTAGCACAGTCGTTGAAAGTATGGCAGATGATCGTTCAGTTATTATGACTGCAACGGCACATACACCAGTAACAGAATTTGATGGTATATTTGGTATGCCCAATTTGGACAAACTTGCACTACACTTAAAAAATCCCGAGTATCAAAAAGATGCAAAGATTGAAGTAGTCAAAGCAGTACGCAATGGCGAAACTATTCCTACACATATTCACTTTGAAAACTCAACTGGTGACTTTGAAAATGATTATCGCTTTATGAACCGAGCAATCATTGACGAAAAACTTAAGACGGTTACATTTAAAGGTGCAACATGGCAAGTTGAATTTCAGCCTAGCGTAGCAGCAATTGGACGTATGAAGTTACAGAGTGCTGCTCATAGTGAGGAACCTACATTTAATGTTAAGACTACTGCAACAGGCAGTGCAACTGACTTGGTGTTTAGCTTTGGCGATGCAAGCACACACGCAGGTGAGTTTGTATTTCAAAATGCAATAAAAGGTAAACTGTCGCACACTTGGAGTTGGCCAGTTGCCGCTGTTCAAAGTATTTTAAATCTAAGCGGTACTACTACTATGAGCATTAGTGATCAGGGTGCTATGATGATTAGTGTTGATTCAGGTATGGCAAAATACAACTACATCCTTCCAGCGCAGAGTAAGTAATATGAATAAAGACCTAACAGCATCACAGAACGATTACGCACATTTCTTACCTGCACTTAGTGGCTTCTATGCGACTTATGTAGGCAAACAACGTCATCCTGATCCTGTTAAAGGTCCGTATGTTCCTGATGACCGTATCCCTACTAATTTTGCTAACGGTATAGAAAGTCTTAACTACCTAAATGCACAAGAAGGAGCGTTCACATACAAGTGGACGCTTTACTCTGCAGGACACGCTGATTTA